GTTCTCTACTTCACAAAAGAATGTGTGGTAAACGAATGTGTTGTTGACAAATTTCTGAATAGGAATCAACTTCAGATTTGAATCAAAGAATCCTATTTCTTCGCTGCACTCGCGCTGAATTCCTGCAAACAATGTCTCACTGTCCTCAATCTTTCCACCTGGAATGCTCCAAGTAGGATTCTTCATTTCTGCTCTAAGGAGATAGAGGTAACGACGAGTGGATTTACTATAAAAGAAAACGCCGGCAGCTTGATTTGACATGCATGTATTTACACATGCATGTCAAATAGGATTTATTCTTCGTCTTCGCTTTCTGCGGCAGGAGCTGGGCATTCCTTAGCAGGAGCAATATCGTCCTTGACTTCTTGCAGCTTAGGTGCGTTAGGATTGATTGGCTCAACCTTCATTCCCATCATAGTAGCGAATGAACCAACAAATGCACCAACGACCATGCTGAAAGCTGGGCCTAAAATCTTAAAGATTTCAGCGTTGTCAATTACTGTGTTAGGAACAAATAGACCAACGAGCATTACTAGTACCGTTGATACCATGATTGAACCTAGGGTCAGAGCCATGAGCTTAAGAACCCATAGCTGCATTCTTACCTTTTCTTCTTCAATATTCATTTTATTCACTTTCTCTTAGTTAAATTACGATTGAATAATCGCCCTGATCATACCAACCTTCGTAGGACTTCATCCATACGCCATCGGTATTCACATATCTGTATTGAACATTAGTAGTTAGATTAGTCACGAACTCAGGAGTAGTAGACGCCTGAGAGTCAAATGCTACCACCCATTTAGATTGGTTAGCATCATACTGAATGATGTCATTTGCATTTGCAACTAGACCGCCCCATGCAACTGTTGTAGCATCTTCGCTACCAATGCTCTCTACAATCAAATAACGAACTCCCGGCATAGGACCAGGAAGTCCTGCGTTTGGTCCAGTAGCTTGTGGGTTGATGATGCTGTTTACAGGGGCGAGAGTATTCTGAGGTAGAGTATCAGGATCAATGTTATAGATCAAGAATCTATCATCAGTTGGGTCAGGTACAATCGTACCTACGATGTCAGTTGTCATATACGGATTCTGCAACCAAATCTGAGAGATGCCCGGCTTTACTGCACCATACACATTTAACAGTGATGACCAGTACAAGCTAGTATTTGGATTGTCAGGTAATACGAGTGAATTATTGCCGGGGAAGAATGGCTCGTTAGCAGGAAGCAACTGCAATTTATTACCTAGCAATAGTACCTTGTACCCATAAGGGGTGATCTTCTGTCTAGTTCCAAGCAACAAATCTTCATTCTGAATATCTTGCAACGCATTACCCTGATAGATGGATGCAATGATCTTCTCAATGACTCCCATTTTCTTGAGCTTGGAGCTAGTGCTGATCCAGATGGGCATGTAGAACTTCCAAGTCATAACATCAATAGGATTTGCTGTGCCTACTGGGATAGTTCTGCTTGAGAAGGTCAACCCATCTTGAAAGACTGCTGACAGTGAAGTCCAGTCAACGAAGTTATCTGTGCTTTGAATTTCAAGCGCAGGATTGAACAGTGTTGCTAGCTGTTCAAATATTTCTAACTTCTGTTGATAGTTAGTTGTCCAGAAATCTACACTCACTCTAAGAGTATAAGGAACAGGCATCAATCTCTCAATAGTAAATGCTTGTCCCTGTGTAGTCTGATACGTTTGTGTTTCTTGATCGTATGCTCTTTGACGAACATTCAGTTTATCCACGAAAGTAGGATCAGTAGTCCATTTTTGATTATATTCAATACCAGTGATGTAATAAGTCATCATAGGTGCAGAAGGCAGATTACTTGCACTGTTATTAGCAATGATAGTAGATGCCTGTCTGCTCTGATCACCATACATAATTGGTACTCGCATCATGATAGGATTACCATTTGGATCGTTACCTTTAGTAACTTCCCAATTGCTAAAAATCTTTGCGAATTGAATCAGAAATCTTCTGACTTGATTATCATAAAAAAATTGTGCCATAACTAATTCTTATTCCGGTGGAAGAACATCAGGCTTGGGCTGCAATATTGATGACAATGGTTGAGCTTCAGGAACTGATGTTCCTTCACTATTTACATAAATTTGATTACTGTCATTAATAAAGCTAGAGATCAATGATTGGTCGCTAGCACCAAAGCCGGTATCTGTTCTGACATTTTCACTGATTCTGATCCACATCGTACCATCCCAGCGATATAGAAGCTGAGGTAGATAGTCAATACGCAAGAAGTAGTCACCGACTTGTGGATTCTGCGGGAAGCTAATTCCTGCACCTGTTGTTTCCAGTCCTGTAGTTCCTAGTGGGAAACCGTTTGGAGCAGAGCCGTCGCCTGTCATATAACCTGCCGAATAACCGAATGAACGAGGACTTGAACGAGTGATGTATTGATATCCTGGAATACAGTCCGCACGATAGTCCATGTTGATTGAAACATCACCAGTGAAGCCAGGAGCTGTAGGATCCTGATCAGCAGTTGCATAAGTGTTGTCAGCAGTACCATAAGGACCGGTGACCATACCTAATGACTGTACATTCAGAACCTTGTCAGTTTCAACTGATCCTGATCCGCCCGCAGTCTTTTGCGGTGCTTGCTCAAGTACTGACATTTGAGCTTGTACGAATTTGTCAATCTTGTCTGAGATATCCTGATCTACCGTCATATCCCAGATGCTCTTAAGCACTTCTTTCTTGATTCTGATTCCAGCAGCAGTGTTTCTGTATCTTGGATTCTTGATCATCATTACAGTGCCTACTGTCGGAACAGGTGTGTTAGCGTTGTTTGTAGTGACATTGATAGGAGGCGCTGGCTGATTGTACTTTCCAGACGGAACACCGTTCGCTGCATAATCACCATATGTAGGTACGATGTACAACTTGCTTGTATCATAACCTGACAGAGGGACAAGTCGTTCTGCTTCTCTCAATGCAGCATCATTGATTGAGATGTTCTTATTATATGTAGATAGAATGTCTGCAAGACTTCCGTTCTCAACAACTTGCCAGTATGCAGTGTTAGGTGGAGTGATGCCAGGAGGGACGCTCGTAGTTGATTGATAGACAACACCACCATATGTTACTGTATATCCCGGTGGATAATTCTTTGTAGGATCAAAGTCACCTAGATAATTGTCTTGTTGTACTGGTGCATTTAGAATGTCTGCGAATTCTTCACTGTTGACTAGAGGTTCGCACTTAATGCGCCATAGATGAGGATACCAAGTCTGTGAGAAACCCTCACTTGCATAATTAGAATCTGTGATTTGGTAGAAACGCTTCAACGCGACTGGTAGTTGTTCGTTGAGCGGGTTGTAGTCTAGCAAGTGCGGTAGCTCTAGCACATCACCTACCATCAGTTTGCGTCCAACAATGTCAATCATGTCATTGTAGTGAACAGTGATGAAGATGATATCGTTGTTTAGGAACAGACCAAACTGGCTTAGATCAAAGTCTAGGTTCTGCACATTGTAGTGACCGCGCAAGCGATAGATGTTTGGTTCGTACTTTCTATCTCTGTTTTCTAGGAATAGCAAATCTTGAATCTGAGTAGGATTTGGTTCTAGATACTGAGGCTGTGTAGCATCAATAGAAGGGCCCTGATTCGTGACACCTGCGTATTTGTGAATGTACAGGTCGGTACCACCCACAGTGAGTTGCTCGGATATCGTTCGGTCTAGGAAACGATAATCAAATTGCTTATTAGGACGGTACAAACTGAGTCTAGGCATATCTTTATTTATCGCAAAAAACTAGTTGACACCGTTATCTGAAGATGTTACAAGATTGATATGGTAACCACAGTCAAGACTAAAGGGCGCCCTTCTGATAAAGATATTGATTGGTTCGTTAAGAATATCGGACCAAGGACACATTGGATGCCAAAAAGCATCGGTGGAAAAGGCTGGAGATTTGAAACAAGTCACGGCGAATGGTATCTTACGATGGACGACGATAAGATGATGACGTACTATTTGTTGATTAGGTGAAAATTGATCATGCTTAAACTTAATATTCCAATTGAAGATCGTCCTCGCTGCAGGGAACCAGGGTGTAATAATCCAGCGCATCATACCGGCACGTATCGGGTTAACGGTACTCCTCATTATCGTAAAGATTGCCAGCATCATCACTACAAAAAATCAGCTACTAAAAAAGGATTGACAACTACCGATTGGCTGAATTCTTTTCATCCTTATCTACATCAGCGCAAGACCTATTGCGAAAACATCGACGGTAGGCTGGGATTTGTCTGCACTACTACTATTTTGCTAAAAGCACAGCTTGAAGTAGATCATATTGATGGTAATCATCTAAACAACGATCCTGAGAATCTACAGACGCTTTGTGGCTGCTGCCACAAATATAAGACTATCATAAACGAAGATTGGAAAACGCCTGGTCGTAAAACCCGAAAACGCGAACATTCTTCTTGATTATTTTGATAAAAAGGTTGACTTTGGGTAAGACCGGTGCTAATATAAATACAAGATGAGGAGCAAGGTCGTGAAAACTCGTAACTTCGTTCAGAAGAATCTTTACAAGTTCAACAAGCCCAAAGTCGTGCCTGACAAAAAGAAGCAGGAACGTAAGCACGCCTGCCGCAAGCTCGTAACTGTCTGATCTTCGTGGAATTAAAAAGGCTTGACTCAAGCCTTTTTTTGTTATATACTATATATAGAAACTGAGATTTAGGAGATTTATATGGCTCGTCGCCCTGGCCCCATCAAGACTAAGAAAACTGTTCGGGCTGCTCCTGTTCGTCGCAATAAGAAGCAACTTGGTCCTGACTTCACTAATTGGGACAAGATGACTGGCGAAGAATTTCTTCGCTTCAAGCGCAATGCGAAGCAGTTCTATTACGAAAACTTCCAAGAAGCCGATCTTCTTCCTGAAGTCTGGCGCTGGATGAAAGAAAATAACTACACTGCTCAAGACATTCGCTGCGCCAAGGCTGCGCGTGGTCTGTATGGTCTGACTGTCTGGAACGCTATCTCGTGTAAGCTGCTGCACACTGGGTGCCCCGACTACAACAAAGCAGAAGCAGATTACTGGGAACCGCTTCCGGGCACTGGTGATGTGCTGCATCCTATGTCTAAGTATATCAAGGACCGCATCGCAGCAGCTATTCCCGTAGGCGAGAAGGTTGTTCAAGCAGAAAAGCAAGCCGAGATTAAGGCTGCTGTGAAGCCTGTTGCTCGTCCTAACATTCAAGAACTCATGCGTGACCGTGCAAGTGATGCTTTTGGCGAGATTGAAGGTCTTGCTGATGAATATACGCTTGCGGGTTATCCTAAGGATTTTGTGACTAAGGACAAGGTTGTCGGCTTTCTGACTGAACAGAAGGTTCTTCCTCAACACATCAATTCATATATCAAGCATTGGGAAACTCTCAAGGCTGAGTATGAAGAAGTTAAGGAAGGCAAGTGCCCGCAGTTGAAGGAAGGCTATTCGCATCTTACTCGTACTCAGATCAATAACTTGATCAAGTTTGCTGATCAGATTATTGACAACCTGACTGCTTACATCGCTATCAAGCAAGCTGCACGTGCGCCTCGTCCCCGTAAGGCTGTCCCTGTTGAGAAGATTGTCGCTAAGTTGAAGCATCTTAAGGTCTTCAAGGACGACACGCTCAAGCTGGATCTGGTCGGCCTGTCGCCTGTCAAGCTGCATAATTCAGCAGAGGCTTGGATCTATGACACTCGTAAGCGCAAGATGCATCACTACGTTGCTGACGATTACAGCAAGTGCTTGATGGTCAAGGGCAACACTCTCCTTGGCTTTGACAAGCGTGAGAGTGGTATCAAGACGCTTCGCAAGCCCGCAGAGCAAATCAAGGCTCTGACTGGAAGCAAACCTGCTGCTCGTAAGTTCTTTGAAGATATCAAGGCAGTTGCAGCGATCCCGACTGGACGCTTCAACGAAGACATGATTATTCTCAAAGCGTTTTAAGGGAAAAACATGAAAACTATTGATGAATATTTGGGTAGTGGTATCTACGATAATCGCAGGGCTGTTATTCAAGAAAACGGCGACAAGTATTTTGTGGACTTGTATATTGCAGAACTGCACCTGCGAACAGTTGACACTAGTGAACACGCATTACGATACGCGGAAGATACCGCAGAGAATTGGGTAACAGGGATTATTAAAGAATGAGCAAGATTGATCTAAACAAGTATAAGGAATTCGTGCTAGCA